AATATCCTCAACTTTCAACGCCAATAAATTCCCTGGTCACGGTGATATTTTTAATGGTTACGATAACTTATTAGCTGCTCTTAATTATGCTAAAAAAAAATATGGCCCAAGTTTGTCATTCCTTGGGAATGGACATGGTTATGAAAATGGTGGAATCATAAATGCTCATGGTTTCTATGAAATAGGCGAAGGAAATAAGCCAGAAATGGTTATTCCTTTGTCTGTTGAAAAAAATGCAAGAGCAAATCAATTGCTTGCGGAAGCTAATCAAAGAATTAACGGAAATAATAGAGCTTCAAGCAATACAGCAGACCTTTCACCAGTATTAACTTTATTATCCAATATATTTAACTCCATTGAAGATGTTAAGAAAAATCCTCTAATTGCTTATGCTTTATTAGATGGGCGTAATATGTCTCAAGGTTTAGCTCCTTATATGAATCAAGCCTTAACTGACTATGTAAATCAACAAAATAGATTGTGGGGTAAAAATTAAAAATGGCTTTTTCAGTTAAATTTAATGATGTAGATTTATCGACAATCGTTGATGGTTTTACAGCAATTACAAGAAACATAGGGGCTGGTTGGACGAATACGGTTCAACCTAACCCTATTATCGGCGCAGATTTCACGCAAAATTCAATTAATTCGAAATCAATTACAGTTAACTTTATTGCAAATGTTAAATTAGACCGTTTCACCTCTGTGAGAAAAGCTTTGGCTAGTGCTTTAAATGTAAAGCAACCATCTGCTTTGATTTTTGATGATGATCCCAATCAAGTTTGGTGGGCTGTTCCTGATGGAACGCCAACATTAGATGAATCATCATTTTATCAAGCCGTAGGTTCAATTACATTTTTAGTACCGAGCGGAGTATCAGAATCAGTCGAAACAAATATTCTAAATGCTTCAAATTCTGGCGGTTCATTAGGAACAATTACTAATAACTCAGATGGTCATGTAGATGTTGAAATTAATAACACAGGTAATCTTGAGGCATTTCCAACAATAGAAATTACCAACGTTCATGAGAATGGGTATATTGCAATTGCTGGTCAAAATGGAGCAATTGAAATAGGAAAAAGGCAAGAAGCAGATGGGGCAACAAGTCCTATGAGTGAAAATCTTTATTTCTCTACTAGTGACACAAATTTTTCTTATTTTAAAGATGTCGCACCTGGCACTCCTAATCCTCAAAACAATTGGTTAGCCACGAACGGAAAACTTGAATTTCAAAAAGATGGGTTGAGATTAAAAGAAAAAGGAACTGTTGGTTCTAGACAAGGAGTAGCTGGTGGTATGAAAGTAATGACTTTACCAGCAGATTCAAATGGTCATGTTGGAGCAGTTAATTTCTATTCATATTTCAATTTATTTGCTTGGGCTACAGCTTTTGGACAAACTGGAGTTTTACAAATTCTTTTTACTGATAAGAACGATAAATTAGTCGCCGGTTATGGAATCATAAAGGGAGATATGGTTGGAAATAAAGCGATGATGAAAGCGTGGGTTGGTGGTAATAATCCTCGTGAAGTCGCCAGCAGAGATTTTATTGCAAACAATGGCGAAGGTAATGGCGCTGGATCAATGAATAATGTTCAGTTTAATGAAAAAACTGGAGATACGGATTTTCTTAAACAAGGCGGAAATTTTGGCTTTTTTTGGAAAGGATCCCGAATATCAGAATATGTTTCAGAATTAAAAAATGTTGAAATTTCCAAAGTCTATTTATATATTGGACAATATCCAAACTCCAATAAATTCATGGGTAATTTATCAATAAGGAATATTTCTTGTAGAAAAGACAATGTGAGTGTTTGGCGAGATGTTCCAAATCGATATGCAACTGGTTCTAAGATTATAGTTGATATGAACGGAAAAGATACAGTTGTTATCAATGGTATGCCAGCCATTCAAGAAAAAATTAGAGGAACTGAACCTTTTTCAATCCCTCCTGGTAGAAGTACATTAAAAATCTTGCAGTCTACATGGAATACTACTCCGCCAATTGTTCAAATATCATATAAAGAAAGGAACTTATAATGGAAATAGTCGTTCATGATAACACACTTAAAACCGTAGCGGTTATCAATAATGATATTCCGATGTTACCTTCATTCTTCAATGATAATTGGCATCGTTATAAAGACCAAGGGGCAGAAACATTTATATTTACTGTAAATAAATTTATCAACGGCCAGTTACAAGATTACTGCCGTTTTTTAAATGAGCAAGCTTACATTAGTTTTACTTATGATGGAATTGACCATTTATTTGGAGTAGATAACGTTCAAGAAAGTGACTATCAAATTACTTTAACTTGTTCCTCATTGAATTTAGAATTAAGAAATGAGCAAGCCAATGCCTTAGTTAACACATCAAGCCATAATATTCAGTGGTACTTTGACCAAATGGAATTAATTTCAAATGCTCAAATAACCATTGGAACTAATGAAGTCTCAAGTCTGACACGAACAATTAATTATGATGGGCAGGAAAGTAAACTTGCCCGTCTAATATCTGTGATTGGAAACTTTGATGCAGAATTTGAATTTATTACACATTTAAATGATGATGGAACACTTGATTCTGTCATTTTAAATATCTATCGTGCCAATGATGGAGTTAATATCCAGGGTGTTGGAACAAATAGAAATGATGTCTCTTTAAATTTTGGTAAAAACATTAGTGGGATTACTAGGACTGGCGATACAACAAATCTATTTAATGCAACAAAAATTACAGGATCAGACGATTTAAATTGGAATTCAAGCGAATTTTCTTATGTCAATTCCGATGGTATGGAGGAGTTTTATAAAAGAAAAAATGATGATACTGCATTTGCTCCACTTTCTCTTAATTTATTTAAGTCTCAAATCAAGTCTAATAATGGTGATAAATGGATTCGTAAAGATTTTCAAACAGAATACACTAATGTTAATGATATGTGGGGCTATTGCGTAAGTCAATTTAAACAATTCGCTTATCCGACAGTTACTTATGAGGTGTTAGCGAATAGTAGCTTAGTTCTTGAATCAGTTGGTAATGATCGGCCTTTGTCAATTGGTGATACCATCAATATTCAAGATGATAACTTTATGGATTCTGACGGAAATGTAGGTTTGCTTTTATCAGCTAGGGTTTCTGAAATGGAGATAAGTTTTAGCAATCCGACATTAAATAAGATTACTTTTTCAAATTTTAAAAAACAACAAAGTGAAGCTTCTGCAGACATCCAAGCCATCGTCAATCAGTTGGTCGATGCAGCCACTCCATATATTGGTAGCATCGACACAACTAACGGCACACAGTTTAAAAATGGCACTGGTTCAACAACTTTATCAGCTCATATTTTCAAAGGTTCTGCAACGACTGAAACAATTGCTGATAGCTACGAATGGTCGAAAGATGGAACGGTTGTTGCGAATGCTCAGGCTATCACAGTTGATGCCAGCGGAGTAACTGATAAGGCAGTTTATAGTTTTAAAGCGACGGTTGCGGGCAAAGTAGTCGGTAGTCAGTCGGTGACTATCACTAATGTGGATGATGGAACAAATGGACGTTCTGTTACAAACGTTTCTCAAAAGTGGCGTTTGACAACGACTACTGCAACACCAACGCAAGCTTGGTCAGACGCAGGTTGGCTCACTACTCAACCAACAACGACAGCTACTAATAAATATCTATGGTCTATCACTCGAACAACTTTCAATTTAGCACCTTTAACGCAAGATGTTATTGAACAAAAAGCAGTTTATGGTGATAAAGGCGATAAGGGAGATACTGGAAATGATGGGAGAGCAGGTAAGGACGGTGTTGGACTACGTTCAACCACAGTTACATATACTATATCTTCAAGCGGAACAGTTACCCCAACGGCTGGATGGAATTCACAAGTCCCTACTTTAGTCAAAGGGCAATATCTCTGGACGAAAACAGTTTGGAATTACTCAGACGGAACGAGTGAATCGGGATATACAGTCTCTTACATTGCGAAAGACGGGAACAACGGTAATGATGGAATTGCTGGTAAAGATGGAGTAGGAATTACAGCAACTACAATAACTTATGCACAATCAACAAGCGGAACGATAGCACCAAGCAGTGGCTGGACTTCCACAGTTCCAACAGTTGCAGAAGGTAGTTATCTGTGGACTAAGACTGTCTGGACCTATTCTGACAGTACGAGTGAAACAGGCTATTCTGTTGCAATGAACGGTAAGACTCCATATTTTTACACAGCATGGTCTTACAGCGCAGACGGTACGGACGGTTTCACGACTGTTTATCCGAATTTGAATTTGTTAGTTAATAGTTCAGCCAAAACCAAAGATGGGTTCTTTAAAAACTTCGACAAAGTAGAAGATGGCTATGGTGAAGTAACACTAAAGGGAAATAATTCATATGCTGGCATAAGTATGTGGGATGGTTTCTCTATTCAACCTGGAGATTACAAACCCGGTGATACATATACAATGAGCATGGATGTTATGTTTACAAGTTGGAATTTCCCTGCTGGAGTATATCTGGAAGAATTTTGGATTGGGCAGAGATACACTCACAACTCAGATTGGTCAATAAACTCATGGAAGAGAATATGTTACATTGATTTACCTAAAGACCCTAGTAAAATGCTAAACCAATGGATAAGAATAACATATACCTCAACAATACCGCCGCATGAAGACCCTTCTGTTCATACAGAGTCAATCTTTTTAACTAAATTCTCAGGTTCAGGTGAAGCTAGTTTTACGCTTAGAATTAGAAAACCAAAACAAGAGCCAGGTTCAACCGCCACTCCACACATGCCATCAGCTAGCGAAGTAACAACCGCTGACTGGCCTAGCTACATCGGTCAGTACACAGACTTTACGCAAGCTGACAGCACTAAGCCATCTGATTATACTTGGAGTCTGATACGAGGGAATGACGGTAAAGATGGAGCAAATGGTAAAGACGGATTAGCAGGTAAGGACGGGGTTGGAATAAAAACCACTGTTATCACATACGCTATTTCAATAAGCGGAACGATAGCGCCGACTACTGGCTGGACAAGTTCGGTTCCTAGTCTTGTAAAAGGTCAGTATCTCTGGACTAAAACAGTATGGACATACACGGACAACTCATTTGAAACAGGTTACTCAGTAACTTATATTTCTAAAGACGGAAATAACGGTAATGACGGAATTGCTGGTAAAGATGGTACTGGTATCAAAACTACGACCATTACATACGCAGGCTCAACAAGTGGAACAACAGCACCGACTAGCGGTTGGACTTCCGCAGTTCCGATGGTTGAAGCAGGTAGTTATCTGTGGACTAAGACCGTTTGGGCTTATACGGACAATACCAGCGAAACAGGATATTCCGTTGCGAAAATGGGAAGCGATGGAGCAATAGGGCCGCAAGGTCCTCAGGGGAATACTGGACCACAAGGCCCTGCTGGAAGTAATGGTGACCCAGGTAAAGTTGTTTCTGATACTGAGCCGACCACTCGATTCAAAGGTTTGACTTGGAAATATTCAGGTACGACTGACCTTACAGCGAGTGATGGAACAGTGATTAAGCCAAATACAGCGTATTACTATAATGGCACTCATTGGGTGATTAACTATTTTAGTGTCAATAACTTTGCGGCTGAATCGATAACATCAGATAAAATTGATGGTAAAAATTTAACAATTACTGATGGTGAGTTCATTAGCAAAACAACTAATGGTCCAGTTACAACCTCTACTGAAATTAAAGATAATCATATTGCAATTTCAAAGACAGACGGAACTGTTAATACTAGAAATGATATAGCGCTTGATTCTGAACAAGGACTAGCTCAGAAATTTACGAACATTAATACAGGATTCTACAGAACAGCTGGGATTAATTATCAAGGTCCATTCACAAGTGACTCAGATGGAAACTATGCTCAACTTACACCTCAAGGCACGAAGTTATCAACTGATGTTCCTTGGACCAAGCTTAGTTTAATGAATAATTTTAATGGAAATATTGAGTATGCGATTATCAATGGGACTGTCTATATATCAGCATCAGGAGTTGGCGTACCAGCAATGACTGCTGGTCAATGGAAGCAAGCGGCTCAATTGCCAACAGGAAGTTCAGCAATTCCAATTAGAGCAAATCGAATTGCAGCAGGAGATAGTGGAGATGGTCTAAGTTGGGCATTGCTTTCTAATCAGGCTGGAGGAATATTCATTCGATGCAGTGCTAATAAAGCACCAACACCTAACTTATTCAATGCCACATTACCATATCCAATAGGATAAAAGGAGGAAAAATGGAAAAAGTCAATACAACGAATACAACAACTGACATCTTTGTCGGTGAAAAGAATGTGGGTAATTTTACTCTCACGACGTTCGACAACGGAACAATGAATGCAAATTTCATGATTAATGACCCTACAGCATTTCATGGCACACCAGAAGCAGCTCAAGACATAGCTAATTTAGTTAGCTCGGCAGTTAATCAGTCTAAAGCTTTGTTGGCTGATTTTGAAGCTAGTAAAAAATAGAAAGTAGGGGTTATGGAATTAGAACAACTTGTGGAACAGCACGAGGACAAACTCAAGCGGCATGACAAGGAATTATCCCGGCTTAATGATATGTCAGTTGAAATGCAAAAGCAGATGAATGATGGCTTGACTCGTGTGGATGAATCCAATCGCTTTTTAAGAGAACAGAATACTCGACAATCTGAACAGAATGCTCAAATACTACAAGCAGTTATCAAAGGTAATGAAAGTTCAGACGAACATCAGTTTCAGTTAAAATTACTTGATAAAACAAACTTTTGGAAGTTGACGATTGGAATCGGCGGTTCTGCAGCAGGAATTTTTGTAGCATTAACTGAAATAATCAAAGTAATTTTTAAATAAAGGAGAAAGAACATGAAAACAATTGATAAAGGCACACTTACACGTACAATCTTACTTGTATTAGCGTTAGCTAACCAACTTTTAACAGCTTCAGGACACTCTGTAATTCCAATAGATGATGCCACAGTAACAAATATCATCTCAACTGGTTTCACCGTAGCAACTGCACTCGTTTCATGGTGGAAGAACAACGACTTCACTCATGCAGCCAAAAAAGGAACTGAACTTACTAAAAGTTTAAAAAATGGAGATAGTGTTCAAGTGGTTAAAGCATCTGATTCTGACCATGAATTCACAGAAGGAGGCGAATAATGTCAAGTACTGAAAATATGATTGCTTGGATGCAAGCTCGTAAAGGTAAAGTTACCTATTCAATGACTTCACGAATGGGTCCAAAAAGTTATGATTGTAGCTCGTCAGTATTCTTTGCCATGATTGCTGGTGGCTTTCTGTCAGCTGGTTCAATGGGAAATACTGAAACCTTGTTTGGAATGTCAGGAACGAAGCTAAAAGAAATCAGTCGTGGAGAAGTGCAGCGTGGTGACATTTTTATCTCAGGCACTCCAGGCGGTTCTGCTGGCTCTGAGGGACCC